ATGTCAATTCGAGGAGTAGAAGGTTATGCATTTTATGATGTATCATTTTCTCTTGTAGGTGTAAGCTTATGGTTAATAGTTAGCTTCTTATGGAGTGATAGAGCGTTAATACTTTTAAACGGTATTGGAATGGCTTTATTACTTAGAAATCTTATTGAATTGTATACTGCTATATGATAAAAACTAGATATTATGATGATTTTATAAGATACTTTCATCTCGCAAAAGATCAACAGGAAAAATGTAATGTTCCTAATTTCATGTCACATATGGAAAGTGGTATGAAAGATGATCTTATGGAGAATGTTGAGCTATATGATGTTGTTGAACGTAAGTATGCAGGATTCTCACAAATTATTAATGATATATTTTACGGATGGACAGATAAACATCCTTATTGGTCCCGCATGCAGGCGGGCGCGGCCACACCCCAGCGGGAACTTGTAGCAAATAATTGGACAGGAAAATTACATAGTTTAGATACATGGTTATTCTTGTTTATATTACACAGAGTTACGGGAAGTGCGATTAATTATGCAACTAAACCTTCAGGATATCATAACACTTTATTATTTAAATTACATTTAGCAGATAATATTGAAGATATGAAAAAGATTATTAAAGCAGAAGGTAAATTAGGTAAACCATTTTATACTTCGGTTGGATATCAATTTCCTGCATTTCCAAAACCTACAAACGAATACAAAAAAGGTGGAGATTATTTCTTATGTGAATATGCTCCTAAACTTGCTCAAGCTCTAGCTGTATATTTAGCAACTCCAGGAAGAAAAGATCTTCGAGAGATTGGTGAATTTATGTTAAGCTGGAATCAAGAACATGGATTACGAAGATACGCATTTCAATATGCAGCTGTTGTTGCAGATATTGCAGATTGGTTTCCGCATTTTGTGAATAGAGAAAGTATGTTTTATTATGGTACAAACGCAGTAGAATGTATTTCGTACTTAGCAACAAACAATAATAAATTAAAGAAAGAAGAATTTTTAGATGAAGTAATGATACAGATATATGAAGATACTGGAAGTGTTCCATATAATGCAGAAGATGTATGTTGCGATTATATCCGATGGGTTGAAAACTATATTCGTCCTGGTGCAGATTATTCGCATTTAGATTATGATAAAATATGGTCAAGTAGCGAAATCAAAGATCATCCACGTGGAAGACAAAAGGCAATGTTAGATTTAGGATTGGTAGAAACATTCAATGGAATAACAGCTCATCCTTCAGATCTAAAAGTTTTAAATGAAAATAATATTGGTGTTGAAGAATATCAAGCAATGGTAAAATCTTATGGTACTTTTTCCTAACGAAAATAATATAATATATCCAAACACTTCTGAGGTTCCTATGAAGAAAAAGAAACCTACAGAAACATGGATGAAAGAATATACACTCGATGAACGTAAAGCAAAGTTCTTTGAATTTTGTGATAAGTTTGATGAACGAAAAGATGATTTATTAAGAGATGATTTCCAAATATTCTCACACAGATTACATTGGCACGAACATCCTTATGTTGATTTTTTTAAACAAAGACCAATAGATAACTTCCATAAAATATGGTATACAATTGCATATTCATTCTCTAACGAACATTGGGGAACATTTAAAGCATTATACGATAATGGACAAGAAGGATTAAGACAAAGATTTGAAAGAAATCGACATGCAAGATCTGATTTATTTCAGATATATTACCCTAAAGGTACGAAGGTTTCTCAATGGTTAATAGAAGCACCACTCAAATGTGCACATAAGATGCAACATGTACTAGATGAAAGACAAAAACCTTGGACTATGATGGAACTTGCAAAAAGATTTGAAACATATTTTAAAGAAGAAGGATTTAGATCTCCATTGTACCCATGTAAGAATTTTGCAAGATATATGGCAATGACATGGCCAGATCAAGTTGATCCAGAATCTGTGTTATTCGGTGGAACAGGACATTTTGATGGAATGCAACAAATATTTGGTGGAAAAAACTTAAACGGTAAAGTAAAATATGATATCGTAGATGGTAAATTTATACCACAAAACGAAGCTGCAGAATTATGGATGGAACAAATGGAAGAATTAGTTAATGATCCTCGTAATCCTATGCACACACAAAAATTATTAAATATAGAAGACAAAACATGTTTCTTTTATAAGCACATGGCAATTTCCCATGGAGCAAAGAGACCAACAAAAAGAATTCCAAGAGATTGGATTTTTCCAAAGGAGTTTAAACTTGAGTCATAACAAACACATTGAAGATGGATTTAACAAAGATCTTGGTATGATGGATCCCCAAGAAGCTATTGATTATTATTTAGATTTAGCTAAAGATTGGGAAGATCCTAATCCACCAATAGTAGAAACAATACACGATGGTATTCGCGTAGTAAGAGATGATCTTATTACAGGAACAAAAGTACGAGGTGGTGATTGTTTAATGAGTACGATCAAAGAAGATTCAATTACTTACGTACAACCACGTACAGGATTAGCAGGTGTAAGCTTACTTGATGTTGCAAAAAGATGGAATAAAGATGTAAGATTGTTTATGCCTTCGAGTAAAAGAATATCACATCATCAAGCTTGTTGTATAGAAAGAGGAGCTGCGGTATGTTTTAAAAGAATTGCTGCAATGCCAAACTTAAATAAAATAGCTCAAGAAGATGCAAAGAAACATGGTTCATATTTTGTACCATTAGGATTAAAACATAAAATGGTTACAGCAGGTTTAGTTAAAGTTGCGCTAAGTATACCAGAACCAGATGAAGTATATACAGTTATATCTACAGGAGTGCTTTCGAGAGCACTTCAAATCGCATGGCCAAATGCTAAATTTACTGCAATTGCAGTTGCAAGGAATATGAAAGCAGGAGAATCTGGAAGAGCTAATATTATTAGTGCACCAGAAGCATTCACAAAATCGATTAAAGAAGAAGAAATGCCTCCATTTCCAAGTATAGGAACATATGATGCAAAAGCATGGAGATATATTCCAAAAAATACAGGAAGAAATATATTATTTTGGAATGTTGGTGCAGAACCAATATTAGAAAATCAAGGAATATATGATGTAGTTGATAGTTTTAGAAAATGGGAGAAAGATCAAAATGATAACAGGAACATTTAATAAAATACCACGTAAAAAGAATAGTCATGGATATGGTTGGGCAAGAACGTGGTCAGAGAATTTAGGAGTTGATATCAATCACGATGCAGATATTGTAGAAGTGTTATATCTCGATCATGGTGTAAATTTCGGAGGATCTCTAAATTTATTTTCTGGATTTGATGATAAATTAGAACAAAGAATAAACAACTTTTTAGAAGCAAAAGTATTGTATTCTTTAGATATCGATATGCCAGATTATGGTGCAATGCTAAAATGTAGGAAAGATGTAAAAGATAAAGATTGGTGTGATACTGTTACAGAAAAATGTAAAACTGCTATAACACTACGTTCAACAGATATGTTAGATATGAGACATTTAACGATAGGTGATTCTCATACTGCAGCTTATGCTCCGTTTCGATCGATGGTAATTAAAACAGATGGACTTACATTAAATGGACAAATACAAACTAATTTTGAATATGTTAGAAACCATCTTAAGCAATGTGAAAACTTAGAAAGAGTTACACTATCGTTTGGTAATATTGATATAAGACATCACGTATGCAGATTAAATGCCAATATAGAAGAAATGTTAACTAAATTTCATATATTTGGAAAGGAATTAGAACATCATGGATTAATTGTTGAATATTCAACTCCATGGCCAATAGAACATGAAGAACGCAAATTACCCAAAACGGGCTACTATAAAGGTAAACCATTTTGGGGATCACGCGAAGAAAGAATTCAAGCGTTGAATGAGTGGATCCGTATAATGGACGAACTTAAAATGCAAAGAGTAAAGTATCCTGAGGAATGGTTACTTTTAAACGGTGAACGGTTTGCTAAAGAAAAAATGGAAAGCGTTTCATCAGTGCATCTCTCTCCAGAGATGTATAGAAGAAAAGAATGGGGAAATAACCATGTACAATTATCCGATTTTATGGTATAATAGACCCTATATAAATAAATAATGAGAGAAATATGCCAAGTATAGATTTAACACCTAGGAAAAATAGAAATCCTAAAGATAAAAGACCATCAAAACCTATGCCCTTCGATGTTGGATTGAGAAAGTTCAAGAAAGCATGCGAAAGAGCTGGGATTGTTCAAGAAGTTCGTAGAAGAGAATACTACGAAAAACCTACTGCGAAACGTAAGAGGAAAAAAGCCGAAGGAATTGCAAGATGGAGAAGGCAAGAAAGAGATATGAGATTAAAACCACAAAAGAACCACTGGAGGTAACGTATGGGTATAATGGATAAATTGAAAAAGAATTCTAAAATCAAAACAACAGAAGTGTTGCAAGATTCGGTATTCTTTCAGGAACAAGATGTAGTAGTTACAGAAGTTCCAATGGTAAACGTAGCTTTATCAGGTGATATAGATGGAGGATTAACTTCTGGTTTAACAGTGTTAGCTGGTCCATCAAAGCACTTTAAAACAAGCTTTGCGTTAATGATGGCAGGTGCTTATTTAAAAGAGCATAAAGATGCAGTATTATTGTTTTATGATTCAGAATTTGGATCTCCACAGTCATATTTCGAATCTTTTGGTATAGATACTAGTAGAGTATTACATACTCCAATTACCGATGTTGAACAATTAAAGTTTGATTTAGTTAATCAACTTGAACAATTAGATAGAGCAGAGAACGTAATAATTGTTATCGATTCTATAGGTAACTTAGCTTCTAAGAAAGAATTAGAAGATGCACTAAACGAAAAAGGTGTAGCAGATATGTCAAGAGCAAAAGCTCTTAAAGGATTATTTAGAATGGTAACACCATATCTAACAATGAAAAACATTCCTTTATTAGCTGTTAATCATACATATCAAGAAATTGGTTTATTCCCTAAAGCTATCGTTAGTGGTGGTACAGGAATCTATTATTCAGCAGATAATATTTGGATTATAGGTCGAAGACAGAATAAACAAGGAACAGAAATAAAAGGTTACGATTTTGTAATCAATGTGGAGAAATCAAGGTTTGTTAAAGAAAAATCTAAAGTACCTATCCAAGTTAGCTGGGAAGGTGGTATTGAGCGCTACAGCGGTTTGTTGGATGTTGCTCTTGCTGGTAATTACGTTGCTAAGCCTTCTAATGGTTGGTATTGCAGAGTTGATCGTGAGACTGGAGAGTTGGTCGATCCGAAAGTTAGAGAGAAAGATACTCTTCTCGAAACTTTTTGGACACCGATATTTGAAGGCACGGATTTCAAGAAATTCATCAAGGGTCATTACCAAATCGGACATAAGCCCTTATTAGATATTAGTATTGATGAGGAAATAGATCAAGAAGATGTATAATATTACTGATAAAGATTTTGTATTCTTAGAAAACGATAAAGTAGATTTCTATAGTGTAGAATTAAAAACAGGAGAATGGCAAGGTGTTTCATATATATATGGACAAGTTTCAATTAAAGAATCACCAGAATTAGGAACAGCTACATTAAGCTTTACTTATACTATTATAGATAGCGGGAAATTTGAAAATGACGATCTGATAAACAATCCCGAGTTTAAAAATTATTTAGGAGCAATCCTACAATATGTAATATCAGATTCACTAGAAAATAAAAAGGCAAAAATTGGACATATCGACACAAATACCGACACACATACTGAGTCATCTGATTAATGATGAAGAGTATTGTAGACGAGTAATACCATATCTTAAACCAAATTACTTTGACGGAAGTCATAAAGTAGTATTTGATTTAATTGTTGGATTCGTTAACACACACAACAAAGTACCAACTGGTAGAGTTTTAGAAATAGAATTAAGGAAAGTTAATGCACCTGAAGATGTGCTTAACTTAGCTAATCAACTTATACAAGAATGCAAACAAAAATCTGATCTCGATCATGATTATATTATTGCGGAATCAGAAAAATGGTGCCAAGAAAAAGCGGTATACAACGCAATCATGGAATCAATCCAAATTATCGATGCGAAAGCTGACGAAACAAGAGATAAAGGAGCTATTCCAGAAATACTTAATAATGCTCTTGGTGTTAGTTTTGATTCTGCTGTTGGACACGATTATATAGACAATTCAGATGAAAGGTTTGAATTCTATAATAAAACTGAAAGTAGAATCCCCTTTGATTTAGATTACTTTAATAAGATGACAAAGAATGGTCTACCAAATAAAACATTGAACATTTGCTTAGCAGGTACAGGTGTAGGTAAATCACTATTCATGTGTCATTGTGCTGCAGCAAATATCGATCAAGGTAAAAATGTTTTATACATAACAATGGAAATGGCAGAAGAACGTATCGCTGAAAGAATTGATGCGAATCTTATGAATTTCCCAATCGAACAATTAGAAAATATGCCTAAAAATGTATTTGATGGTAAGATTAAAAAACTAGCACATACACAAATTGGTAAATTAATTGTAAAAGAATATCCAACTGGGGCAGCCCACACTGGACATTTCAGAGCTTTACTTAATGAATTAAAGCTCAAAAAGAACTTCAAACCTGATATAATTTATATAGATTATTTAAATATTTGCGCGTCCAGCCGCGTCCGAGGGTTAGGTGGAAGTATAAATACTTATTCATATATCAAAGCAATAGCTGAAGAGCTACGTGGTTTGGCGGTTGAATTTAACGTCCCTATTGTTAGCGCAACGCAAACAACCAGATCTGGATTTAGTAATACAGATATTGGTTTAGAGGACACTTCGGAATCATTTGGTTTACCTGCAACAGCGGATTTAATGTTTGCTCTAATAACAACAGAGGAACTTGAAGGTCTTGGCCAAATAATGGTAAAACAATTGAAAAATCGTTATAATGATCCTACTAAATACAAAAGATTTGTAATTGGTGTGGATAGATCGAGAATGAAACTTTATGACGTAGAGGAGTCGGCCCAATCTGATATCATGTCTGACATGACACCAGAGGCAGGACCGATAAATACATTCGGTGATAGGGAAAGTAAAGACTTCACCGAATTCAAAATATAGAGGAGAAATCTATGAATATATTTACAACAGCCAAAGATTGGCTTATGGCGAGATTGCCTGAAAGAACTTCACACGATGGTGTATTACTTGTAGTAGTATGCGGATCAGTGTTACTTTTTGGTGGTGTAGCTAAACTACTCGCATGGGTAGGACTTGTTTGGGGTGCTTATACCCTAATTAGAGGAGAAAAATAATGAAGAATACTATGTTATCAGCTTTATTTGCTGCAATATTGTTTTCACCATTAGCGTTTAGTGATACTCGAGCACATGTATCAGTTGGTTCTGATTATATGTGGAGAGGAATCTCTCAAAATGCAGGTAACACTGCTCTAAGCGCATATTTGAGTTATGAAAACGAGGGTTTTTATGGTTCAGTTTGGGCAAGTCAAGTTGACTATGGTGACCCAGCTCATTGGGAATGGGATTTAACTGCAGGTTATGACTTGCATGTTACTGATGATCTCTCAATTGGTGGTGGAATAGTACAATATAACTATGATAAGGTGTACGATGATATTGAGGAATTATTCGTCAATACCGTGTATAAAGATACTAATATCACATATTATGTTGATACAGATAATCGCAACAATGCGTATTTAGAAGTTTATCAAGGACTTCCATTTATATCAGTATTAGATGTAAAAATTGAATATGGTAGCTTTAAAGATGGTGATCAACACATGGCATTACACTTCGGTAAAATGTTGACTAACAATGTCTATGCAAACCTTATGGTTATGGATGGTGTTAGACACGGAAATGCTATGGATAGCGTAACTGCATCTCTATTTTATAATTTTTAGAATTAATAAAGGATGAATTGATTGAAAGTTAATCTTATATCATACTCGCAACCAGCTGAAGAATTTCCACTTGACGGTGATCTTCTTCAGTTGGTAGCATTTTGCGCAAGGGTTTCAAATCCAAAAGGTCAAGTAAATGCAAAGACCTCAGAAAAACTTGTTAAATACTTAATTAAACACAAACATTGGTCACCACTTGAAATGGTTAATGTTTGCTTAGAGATCGAAACAACACGAGATATTGCAAGACAAATCTTAAGACATCGATCTTTCTCATTTCAAGAATACTCTCAAAGATATGCAGATCCCCAAGATATGGAAGTTGCATTTACTACGAGAGAAGCACGATTACAAGATCATGATAATCGACAAAATTCAATACCATTAGATCGCGAAGCTTCCATTAATTATATTTGGGAATCGTATCAAGAAGTAATTATACAAAGATGTAAGAAAGCATATGATTGGGCCTTAGAAGCAGGAATTGCAAAGGAACAAGCTCGAGCTGTTTTACCCGAAGGGTTAACAATGAGCAAAATGTATGTAAATGGTACTTTAAGATCGTGGATCCATTATGTAGAGCTAAGATCTGCGCATGGAACACAAGCTGAACATATGGAAATCGCAAAAGCGGTAGGAGATGTCATATATAAGATATTTCCACTAGATGATATTATTTAAAATAAATGAAAAAAAGCATGTACAAATGCGCCAAACTGTGGTATAATATCCTTATATTTAAAAATAAAACACAGTAAGGAGTGTATATGAAAAATGAAAAATTACAAGAAGCAGTTACTAAACTATGTGAAGATCTCACAGTTAGTCACAATACTGCTCACCCAACACTAGCTAAGTATAATAGTTTTACTACAGAAGCTGGTAGAAAATTCATTAAAGTTATCAATCAAGATACTTTTAATGGTGATATGTCTCAAACAGTTTGGGGATTTATTAATATAGCTGAATTTTCTAAAGATAGAAAAATGGCAAATGGTATTAAAACTGTTACTTTCAAAGAAGGTGATGTTTTAATGGCAAACGGATGGAGAGCTCCAGCACTCAACGTTGCAAGAGGAAATCTTTATGATGGATATCATGTGAATTCGAGAAGAATTGCTGGTCCAGATTATACAAGTTCAAATAGGACACTATGAAAACATTTATAAACCAAAGTATTGCTGCAAGAACATATACTGCGATAGAAACTTTTCACACTGAAACTGAAAGAGAAGATCGCATAAAAGAATTAAAAGAAACGGATAATGATATGACATTTAAAAGGAAAGTCGCTTTTGATGTTCAAGATGCGTTTCTATTAGAATACACGATATGTATGAACTCTTAACTTTAGCTTTAATAATTGTTTTAGCTGGATGTGCATGGACATCATATAAAATCGGAAGAAGAGACGGAGCAGAATCTCTTCTAGAAATATTACATAAACAAAAGATTATTGCATACGATCATAAAGGTGAAGTAAGACCAAATCCGTTCTATCAAGAGAAAGAATAAGATTTTAAATTGTATAAATAGATCTAACAAAGGAATTTATTTTATATGCAGTCTTTTAAAACATTTAAACCGATAATACTCAAAGAAGTTTCATCTCTAGGTGGAGGTGAACTTATGAAAGATAAATCGGGTGGTGGCCCTCGATTAGCAATTCTTCGAGATCTCATCGCGAGAAATATTCCTTTAGAGCTCGTCAAAGGTGGAACATTCGTTGTTACTGATAAAGAACGAGCAGAATTAGCACTCCAAAAATACGAAAAAGATCAAAAAGTATTTGTACTTATTGGTGGAGATGATGGTAAAACTGAAGTTAAAAATACTCAGTTAGCTAAATCAGCAGTATTTGGTGGTGGTTCAGGTGGAAATAACGCATCATATGTAACTAAACTAACAGAATCTCATCAATGTGTATTTTGTGATGCTATGTTAACGCATGGTACACAACATAATATTGATTGGTTTAATGCAGAAGTTTTAGCAAAATCATATAAAAAAGTAGATGTAGATGCATCTTTAAAAGAAATACTTACTATCGAAGGTGATTGGGTACAATCTGCATATAACATCGCTAAAGCTTTAATTGATAAAGGTTATATTAAAAAAGGTATGGTTTTTCATAGAAACTCTGCAGCGATGAAAAGAATATATGCGTTAAAAGATCTCGCATATGCGAATTCAGATATGAAATCATTGAAAGATGATAAGTGGAATCCTGGAGATATTTGGGCTATTGAAGATGGAAGAACTCCGGACAATTTACTAAATACACAAAACGTAAGAGGTTTAAATATTTCTATTTTAGATGGTTTTTCTAAACAAAGAATAGTGGGTATATCTCTTAAGAAAGCTGTAAAATCTGTATCGATAAAAGAATTCAATATTGATATTCCACCAGATGTAGATGATCACGTATTAAAATCGTTTGATTTACAAAGTAAAGGAGGAACATTCTTCTCTGCTAAAAATTCCACAATTGTTTTTGATGATGGAACTGCTACTGTTAAAGATGGAACACCCTTTGGATCATTAAGTTTAAGTATATTATTAAAAGGTTCTCGTGGAGGATCTGGTGGTTGGGCTGTAATGAGAGATGCATCGGAATTAATATTTAGAAAATCTATTATGCCTAAAAGTTATGCTTCAGGTGTAAGTAAGGTTGGAAAAAAGATTGAATCAGAATATAAAAAGGGAAAACCTGGTAAGAATGCAGAAATCTTTTGGAAATTATTTAAAGCAACACCAGATGGTAAAAATTTCACAAGAGATCAGTTTGATGAAAATATGAAAGCAGTAAAAGGTGATTTTATGGCAGCTAAATTAGGATCTCTTTATATTTATCATGACATAATGATTATCAATAAATCAACTAAGAAAACAAATAGATGGATAACGAAAGTAATCAATTATGCAGGATCTAAATCAGAAGATGCGAGTGCATATATTAAATGCTTGGAAGGATAATGAAAACATTTAAAGAATATAATATAACAGAAAAGCTATCTATATCTCAAGGTATAGGTACGTGGATAAAAGATTTTATGAAATCTGATGCTCCACAATTTCAAGGTAAGAGTATGGATGACAGAAGGAAAATGGCAATTGCTGCATTTGCAGCTGCTGGAGGAAAACTGTGAGAACACTAAAACAACACTTACATGAAGCCGCAGGCAAGAACACACATATGACACATATTGAAGATCTTGTTCTGGACGGTGGAGTCAAGGGGGCACGCCAAGCAATTCTCGCGTTAAGATCGCTAAGAGATATGCTAGCGGGTAATACATCATCTGCAGTTGATGTGACCGTTAAATGGGACGGTGCCCCCGCCGTTTTCGCAGGTGAAGATCCAAGCGATGGTAAATTCTTCGTTGCGAAAAAAGGTATCTTTAATGCAAATCCGAAAGTGTACAAATCGCATGAAGATATTAAAGCTGATACATCAGGAGATCTACAAGGAAAATTAATTAAAGCTTTTGATAACTTAAAGGGCCTTGGAATTAAAGAAGTAATCCAAGGTGATTTTATGTTTGAGAAAAAAGATTTAAAATCAGAAACTATTGATGGAGTAAAGCATATTATATTTCATCCAAATACAATTGCTTATGCTATTCCTTCTACAGATCCTCTTGCAAAGATTATATCAAACGCTGAAATAGGAATTGTTTGGCATACTTCATATCGAGGTGTAGCATTCGAAACAATGCAAGCAGAATTTGGTAGAGATATTACATCTAAATTAAAATCATCAAAGAAAGTTTGGATGGTTGATGCTAAGCTTCCTTCAACAGAAGGTGCAGTTATGACTGCAGCAATGACAAAAAAAGTTACAGAAAAATTATCAATGGCAGGAATTATATTTAAGAAAATTCAAGGTAGTACGCTTAAAGAAATAGAATCAAATAAAGAATTAAATCTTGTTATGAACGTTTGGAATAATAGAAAAGTTAGAGAAGGTCAAAGAATTAAAGATACAAAAAAACATGCAACTGGATTAGTCATGTTTGTGAGAGAAAGATATCAAAAAGAAATTGATAAAGTTAAAACACCAGGTGCAAAACAAGCAAAAGCCGATAAAAGAGATGAGCTTTTAGCGTTTTTTAGTAAGAATAACATAAAAAACTTAGCTTTAGTGTATGATTTACAAAATTATATCACAGATGCGAAGTTAATTATTATAAATAAACTAAACAGCTTGAGTTCTATGGGAACTTTTGTTAAAACTAAATCCGGATTTAGAGCAACCAATCACGAAGGTTTTGTTGCTATAGATCGTATGGAAGGTGGAGCAGTAAAATTAGTTAATAGATTAGAATTTTCTACTAACAATTTTTCTAAAGATATTATAAAAGGTTGGGATAATCCCAACTAAAATGGAAATAAACCAAGGATTATGATTAAGTCATTCAGTCAATATATTGTTGAAGCAGATAATAAATCAGTGCACTTTGTGTTTGGTAGGTTCAATCCACCAACTACAGGTCATGAGATTCTCTTCGATAAACTAAAAAGCATTTCAAATGGTTCGTATAGAATCTATTGTTCAAAATCAGTAGATACTAAAAAGAACCCACTTCAATTCAAAGATAAAGTTAAATTCTTACGTAAGATGTTTCCGAAACATGCTCGCTCTGTTATGGCAGATAAAAACGTAAGAACAGCAATGGATATATGTGTATTATTATATGATCAAGGTTTTACAGATGTAACAATGGTTGTAGGATCAGATAGACTTACAGAATTCAAAGCACTACTTAATAAATATAATAACGTTAAATCTCGCCATGGATATTATAACTTCCAAGATGGAGTTAAAGTTGTAAATGCAGGTGATAGAGATCCCGATGCAGATGATGCAAGCGGAATGTCAGCTTCAAAAATGAGAGCTGCTGTAAGTTCAAATGATATAGAAGGTTTTAAAAAAGGTTTACCAAAATCATTTAAAGATTCAGTTGGTTTATTTAATGCAATACGTATAGGAATGGGATTAAAAGAAACATCCTTCGAAGCACGCAATTATAAATTAAAACCTATTTCAGACTTACGAGAAGATTACATTGATGGAAAACTTTTCGAAGAAGGTCAACAAATTATAGTAAAAGAAACACAAGAACATGGAACAATTAAAAGATTAGGTTCTAACTATGTTTCAGTTATCATAAACGAAGGTGAAAAACCAAAAAGATTTTGGTTAGAAGATATTTCGCTCGCAGAAGAAGGTGGAGCAGGTGATATTGGAACGGATAATCTTATAAATAGATACCAGAGCGAAACTCCTGGAGAAGGTCAAGGTTGGAAAACGTTTAAAATGTTTGCATCTGAGGAAGAATTCAATAGGAAAAAATTAAAAAGTGATTGGTTTATGACAAAAAGCTTTAAAGATATTAGAGTAAACGTGCAAGAAGGAACTATGGAAATAGGTATCTTCGATAAGAATAAAGATACTGCTAAAAAAGTAGCAAGTGAATTAGTTATGTTTATGAGATCTAGTAAAGATGTTAAAGTTGGAGATGATAAATCACAACAATATGTTGATGGAATTACTAAATTTATCTATGACGATCAAATGTTAGATGATTTAGATCCTGATACAGGTAAAACAGGAGAATCTTGTAATAGCATAGTAGCAGCAAGATTAAAAGAATTAGGGGTTACAATAAGATAATGTATACTTTTAGTGAATATCTATTGAATGAAGATGATGCAGTACGTAATGCTTTACAAGATAAAGCTGATAAATCTGGCATATCATATTCAATACTAAAACAAGTATTTGATAGAGGTTACGGAGCATGGAAAACAAGTCATAGACCTGGAACAAATGCTACACAATGGGCTTATGCTCGAGTAAATTCGTTTATTTCGGGTGGAAAAACTAGAACAACAGCAGATGCTGATTTATGGAAAAAACACTCAGGTGGATAAACAGGAATAAATATGAAAACATTCAAAGAACTATACCATGCAAGAATTGCATGGAATCAACAATCAAATATACCTTCAGTTGAAGAAGGGCAAATCGTAGAACTTTCTAAGAAAGATTATGATCATGCACAAAAGATTATAAACGATCCTAAAACAAAGGGTGGAAATTATGGTCAAGCAATTAAAGATCTTGAAAAGTGGAAGAAAGGATCTACAAAAGATAAAAAAATCGCTAAGATGCTTTATAAAGCTCATTACGAACAAGTTCATGGATATGATGATAATCCTGATGGAAAGAAAAAGAATGAATCAGTAGAACATATCAACGAAGCTAAATTTAAAGAAATAGAAGTAAATTGGGACATGGATGATCCAAGAGAATATCAAGGAGATTTCCAAGATGTTGGCGTATATCTACAAAAGTGGGACAGAAAGAACGCTACTATCATTGTCCAAGGCGATGAAAAAGATTTAATGAATTGGTTAATGGGTGATTTCGGAATGGATAAAAGAGAAGCTCAACAAACTGTTCGCAAAGGTAAAAAGGTTAAAGAAGAAACAGAAACATTCGACGAGAAAGCTGGAAAGTATGCAAAATACTCAGATCTTCTTATGCAAAAAGCAAAACTAGTTGCACAAGGCCCAGTTGCAACAAAAGAAGTTGGTGATATTAACAAGAAAATTCAAGCTGAAATCAAAAAGCTAGGTATTAAAGAAGAGACTAACTAATGAAACAATTTAAACAACTAAGAGAACAATTTTTAACGGAAGCTTATTCGCGAAGATTTGCTGATAAAGATGTAGATAAATTATTCAAATCTATGAGAGACCCAGAAGGCTTTTATGGTGATTTAGATAAAGCAAGAGCAGAGATGAAATTAAATGATTACCACCCAGGTAATTCAGCAAGACCAAAGGTTTGGACAGCTTTAAGATATCCTGTTAGAGATGGAGATTATTACTTCGCATTCATTGATAAAAATGAAAGGAAAAATATGAAGTATAATGAAAAGTTGAACGACGCACTTAAAACAGCAAAAGTTGGTGGTGACAAAAAGTCTGAAGATGATTTGTGGTTAGTTGCATCGAATGAACTAAGAACATATCCTGCTAGCTTAGGTTGGAACGATACTATGACTCGTGAAGAAGTTTACGGAGCTATTCAACATATGTTAGGAAAAATTAAAGAATCAAACGTGATTGAAAACTCTATAAAAACTAAAGCTGGTGTTATGGTAGGTAAAAGAA